TTTCTCGTGACCTTTCAATTTTTCCTCGTAGACCGGTTCTTCTAAGTTGCTGCGGAGTTAAAGCGTCTGCTTTGCCTTGCAGCGTAATTAGATTTGCCTCCTCTGCTAACTTTGCTGCCTCAACTTGGGCTCTTCCGCCTTCTCTTACTAAGTTGTTAAAATCTTTTTGAGCTTGTTGAGCATCAATAAGTTTACCAATTACAAGGTCAATAGCAATTAACGCAAAGCCAAAAGGCAAGGCCGCTTTTAAGCCCATCATTGCAACCTTTAATTTTATCGTCGCTAAGCGCAGCAAAACCATTTTGCCGTTAACCACCGCTAACAGTCGAGGCAGTTTTGCTAAAAACGTTAAGAGCATTACTTTCCTTAAAGTTATCGCAACCGCTGCCAGGGCTGCAATTTTTGCGCTAAATGTGACAACTTGCGGCGGTAATGCTGTAAACAACGCCACAGCAGCTTGTAAGACATCGTTTATAGGTGCCAAGCCATCTTTGATTGCAGGGCCTAGACCCTCATCAAATGTTCGAGCAAGGTTACCTACATTATTGACAATCTTGGTTATCTGAGCCGATACCGTTCCACCCATCTCTTCAGCCGCATCTTTTGCAACATCAAATGAATTTTTTTGATTCTCAAGACTGTCGTTGAATTTTTTTAATTTGTCATTTGCAAGCGGCATGATTGCCGCCAAGGCTTCAACACTTCCAAATAATTTAGACAGCTCAGCTTCACTGCCTCCTGTCTTTTCAATAATATCTTCAAGAAAACCACCAAAGCCTTTTGTCTTGATTGCTGTTGTATTAAATTGCAGGCCAAGTTCTTTGGCTCTTGTTGAAGCCTCAGAAGTTGGTTTAATTACTGCTGCTATAACTTGGCGCAATCCTGCAAATGTAGATTCAACCGGAACACCTGTCGCTGTTACGGCTGAAATTGCAGCATTTAATTCATCGATTCCAACACCTGCCGCCGCTGATATTGGTGCAACACGACCAATCTGATTTGCATATTGGGCGACGATAATTTTGCCATCGTTCTGAGTCTGTATAAAACCATCTACAATTTTTTGCGCTTTGCTTGATTCCAGCCCATAAGCGTTCAACACAGATGTTGTTGCATTCGCAACTGTGTTTAGATCAGACAGCCCACCAACGGCTCCTAAAGAAGACGCACGCAATACGTCTGTTGCTTGAGCTGCAGAGTTAAAACCTGCTGAAGCTACGTCATAAGAAGCTGCAAGCAATTCCGTTTGGCTCGTAAGACCACCTTGTTCTGCAGACAGAGTTAATAGTTCTTTTTTTAACTTCTCAGCATTTACGCCCAGCGTGCTGACTGCAGCAGCCGCTTTATCAGCTTCTTGAAAGCCTTTGAAAAAATTGCGAGCAACACCAACCGCACCAAGTGCTAACCCAAGTTGACCGACCAGGCTGTTGACTTTTCTAAGTGAAGCCTCAGCTTGGCTGGCATCAACCCTTAACTTGATATTCGACTCAGCCATAGCCGCTCAGCAGTATTGACATGCTACCTCCGATTGGTTTTTGCGCGGTCAGCAGCTTGCTTTTCCCGTTCGTTTTTTAATTCGTAGTACGCAGCAAAATGAACAAGCTCCGCATCGGTTAACTCCGTGCGAAGCCTGCTTATTGTCATTCCTAATTCGCAGGCCAGAAAAAACTCAAAATTGAGCCAGTTGTCCTGCTTTAGTCGTTTTTTGCGTCTTCAAGGCTGGCCTCCTCTCCGAGGCCAAACAAGAACAACTCAATGTCATTCAGAACTGACTCAGGAAGCTCACGTTGCAGTTTCGGTGCATCTGCTGAGGCGAAAGCTTTTGTGCCATCCTCAAGCTCTGCAATCTGACAAAGCATTTGCGTTGACAGGTCTAAAGCTTCCTCGCTGGTGGCAAGGTTTTGAGCGCGTTTGCGATCAGCGCGGGTGATTGGCTTGAAGTACAGATCGATGAGTTTTTCGCCAGCAGAGTTTTTTAGCTCAAACTTGCGACGCTGGTTGAGATCAAACGCCCCAACCAGCATGTCAACCGTTCTTTGAGTCGCAGGCATTAAATACCGGAAGTGATAGTACCGTTGGCAGTGAAGTTGATCGAAATCACTTCAATCTCTCCAACCGTAGCACTATATTCTGCGCTTGTAACTAGAGCAGCAAACGACATTTTTTTGTCGCCACTTTCATCCAGATACAACTCAAAGTTTGCGTTAGCTGGATCTTCCGTGGTCAATGCCTCTTTAATTAGATCCAGTTTGTCGCCCGCGCCAGGTGCGTCGTAAAGCACTTCACAGGAGCCTGAGCCACTGACTAAGCCTCCGACGTATGCGCGGAAAGTATCGCCGTGGTCGGTGACTTCCAGCGATTCTTTTTCAACTGAGAGCGACCAAGACCGCACTGCAGCTATTTCACCTAAAGCAGCACCAGCAGCGTCCTTGTCGAACTTGATGGTGCCTTGTTGTCCTCGATAAAAAGCCATGATCAGATAGCGGTGGTGATGGTGCCGTTAGTGGTGAAATTAACGGTGATAATTTCAATTTCACCCACCGTGGCGGTGAGATCAGCCGATGTCACTACAGCATCAAAACTGATTTTCTTAGCGCCTGACGTGTCCAGGAACAGCTCAAACAGCGCGGTGCCTTCGTCGGTCGCAGTGTTGATGTGATCGACAAAAGCAGCGGTTTCATCACCGCTTGATGCCGTATACATCAACTCAACACTGCCCGAGCCCGTGACAATTCCGCCAACGTTGCCGCCGTAGGTGTCACCCATCACGGTGGTTCCCAACACTTCTTTGTCAATAGTCAGCGACCAAGACCGAGTGCTAGTAATCGCCGCCGCACTAGATCCGGCGTCGTCAAATTTGACGCTCCCTTCTTCGCCTCGAAAGAAAGCCATAGGTCAGAGTTCCTCGATAAATTCAAAGGTCACACGGACCTGGGTTTGGAAGTAGCCCTCGGGTGCTGCTGAAAGCAGTGCCTGTGGACCTGTTGCAGCGTCGAAGTAAACCCCCGACACGATGACTCTATTGTAAAGGTCTCGAATCCTTTTGCCGATAGTAAAATTAGCTCCGGGGCCAACACCTTTGGCGGAAAAGATGCTGATCACAACAAGGCCGACAATTCGATTCTGAGAATTAGTTGTAAGCCCTTGGCCTAAATACTCGCTTGCACCAAAGCTGACAAGGCATTGAACAAACGACGAGTTAGGCGTTGGCTCATACGCCATGTTGTGAAACACGACTGGGATTGCAGGGCTGCTAGCCAGCTCTGTCGCAAGCCTGCCTTCAACGGTGGCTCGAATAGCGTTGAGATCAGCGGCAGCCATTAGGTGCTCTTAAGGATTTTTCGATACTGCTGTTGTGCCCATGATTCAAGTTCTTTGCCAATTAAATCAGGGAATCCAGGGACAGTGTTTTGGCGTGTTCGATATTCGCCTTTCCACGAAGACGGCAGGTTGGTGCCATAACAAACCGGTTCAGCATATTCCACGATATTTGTGACTTCGCCTGTAAAGCCTTGCACTCGACTTTCCCATCCGTCCCTAAGCCTGCTCGTATCAACCGGGGTTTGAACTTTTACGCGTGCTTCCCATTCCAACGTGGTAGCGCGAACAAGCCGCAAGACTTGATCTTGCATGTGATTTCCAATCTGGTTCAGCTTGATTTGACGCGCCATCGTTATGCCCTCAGGATTAGTTCGTGAGTAATCGCCGTGTTGTCTTGCTCTGTAGTTTCAACGCGAATGATTTGATGCACAATCGTGCTAATCACAACGCGATCTTTTGTTTCTGGTGCTGATGGCAAATCAGTAGCAGCAACCGTCAAACGTTTATCACCCTGCTGAACAAGCTCATTTACCTCGCGAACGCTCACGCCTTCCAGCACACCTTTAACGTCGGTGTCGCTGGTTGTCTCAGCAATTGCGCCCGTGGTGGCGTTATAACCACCAGCAGAAACGTAACGAACTGTCACATCACCGCCAAACTTTGAGATGACGGTACCGGCCACATTTGCAACCTTTTGAGCAAGTCCCATCAGACGCTATAAACAACGACGTGACCAGAGGTCAAAGTAATCGAAGTAAAGATCACGCCTTCGATGCAAGCACCGTGATGAAGATCAATTGCAGACGGAGCACCCGATCCGTTCTCAGTAATGCCTTCAGAAGTCATCGCGGCAATAACTGCATTCTTCAAGGCTTCCACCTTGTAAAACCTGCCAGTGTGCGCGGCTGTATCAGTAATGATGATTGCCTTTGACGGCGAATAACCCATGCCCATGATCAGCTCCGTTTGATTGCGATGTTGCCTGGTCCGCTAATTCTAAGCCCTGTCAAGTAACGCTCGACCATTGGCGGGATGCGATCTGCACCAACAGCACCGGTCTTGTCAGGCGTTACGTCAAGGTTGCCGACCTTGACGTTCTTGAAGTCTTCAAGGCCACCAAGGCTGATGCCGTCAACATTGTTTTTTAGGTAAACAGCAAGCTCAATCTGAGCACGCTTGACCTGATCAGGAACTTCGGTGTCGGTGAAATAATCGTCAGAGATGCGAAATGGGAATCCGCTTGAATAATTGTTGACGTAGGTATCGGGCTTTCGCACGCCAGTACGCGGCCATTGCAGTGCCTGTGTGTCAGTGGCGCGTGCGCCTAAAAATCTTTCGCGGTCAAGCCGCTGTGTTGCTGCTGTTAACGCACGATTTCGTGAATCTGCATTGCCTGTCGTCCACTTGGCAGCGTCAGTGCTTTCAACCATCGCTTCAACAAAGGCATCAGCCTCAGCCAGGGTGATGTAGCTGTTGGCGCTTGCTCCGCCCGCTGTTGCGTCGATTGATACTGCCATCGGGCTTCACGTTAGAAGTCTTTGGTTTTGGCTTTTCAGGGGCTAAGGCCGCTGCTTTCGCAGCAGCCTCGCGTTCCTTCATTCGCCTGAAAGCGAATAAACCCATCAGGAGCTTGCGCCCTTCAGAGCTACAAAGGAAAGGACAATGGCCTCTCCTAGTGAACCTGCAGACAGGTTCGCAACGGTGATCTTGAATGAACCAGCAGCGATGTTGGTTGCCTGCGCCAAGTAAGCGCCAGCAGTACCAGCAGAACTGTGATTCACCACCACTACGTCAGTGGCGCTGATCTCGCTGTTCGTAACCGCAAAGGTCACTTCAGCGGCAGCCGCTAGGGCTGCATCGTCAAGGGTGATTTGACCTGAAGCTGCGTTCAGAGTCACACCTGTTGCTTTGCTGGTGGCCTGGGTAACAGTACCGCCAGTTGTCGGGCCAATGAGTTTGCCCGCTGTTGCCTCAAAAATGGATGCCATGGTTAATTACTCCCTCAATCAAGGTTAGAAGTGGAAGTAATCCGCACGATCCCAATGTTGTTGGTCTCGTAAACCTTCGTCCAGTTTCCAACCGTTTGCAGTTGTGCGCGAGTTGGATTTGAAACAGCAGAGGAGAACTTCGAACCTACCGGGTGGTAGACGTAGTGAAGGTCAATCGACATTGCATCACTCTTAGCGAGGATGTCACGGTCAGTTTCTGTCTGCAAGCCAAGCTGTTCGCCGGAAGCGATTGCACCTTGGGTGAACAGATAAGAAACGTATTCAGTGTTCGGGGAAGCCCCTGCACTTTGTACGTCTGCAGAAACAATTACACGAAGTCCCATGAAAGTAGGAACTTGTGGCTGACCGAATGCGTTTGCAGTTGAACCCTGGCTGGCTGCAGTGTCAGGAGCGCCCGAATCATCGTAGATGAAGTCGATGGCCCTTCTTTCCATCAGGTCGTAGTACACATTGGGGTGTACGCAGATCGCGGCAAGCTTTTCGCCTTGATCGCCAAGCAATGCTTTTGCCTGAACGATTTGGCGTGGTCCAAGCAAAGTTGGAGTATCGCCAGATGCGCCATCAACGGCTAAGCCGAGGAAAGCACCACCAGCGGTGTCACCAACTGCACCGAACACACCACCAAGACATGCCAGAAGATCTTTCTGACGCTGGTTGGCAATGTAATCAGCAATCTTGGCACCAATGGCAGCCATCGGGTCAGAGCCAGCAGCTAAAGCAGCTAGGTCACGTGACTCGAAAGCACGACCACGGTGCAAAACAGCAGCAACCTGCTTGTCTGCGGTGATCTTGCCTGGGGTTAATGAAGAGCTATCAGTTAGACGCTCAAAATCGCCAGCCAGGTTTGCGGTGTAAAACGGCACCTGGATAAAGTCTCCACCACCCTCTGCAGCATTTAGCTCAGCCATTGGCTGCACCACACCGCTTGCCAGGAAGGCATCACGCTGAGTGGTTTGCTCAATGACGTAAGGCGTAAATACCTCAGGGATGATGATGTCGCTCCTAAGAGTCGCCATCTGTCAAAAAAAGAGAATGTTTACGTGTGGGCACAGCCCTCAGGCGCAGCACAGCTTTGCCATTAGGTCACATACTAACGGTTAGCTGCGTTTTTCAACCTTTCATACATGTCACGATCAGTTTTAAATAAGCGTGATTGTTCTGTCAGGTTGAAAGTTTCTTTGCTGAATGGATTTTTGACACCAGCAACAGAATCACTTGACGCACGCCCAGACGGTGCGCCACTGCCTTGAGGCTTGGGTTGCTTTTGCATCCATGCCGGAAGTTTTTGTTTTGCCCAGTCGGCAATAGGCGTACGTTCGTAACCGTCAACGATTACAACCTGACCATCTGCATCTCTTGCGATCTGTTCTTTTAAAACCTGCGTGTTCAGAATCATGTCAGGATCATGAACCACATCACGCAACGCAGTGGCGGCAGGCGACAAAACCTCAAGCTCACGCACCCGAGCTTCTAGCTCTGCAATGCGCTTGTCCTTTTCCGCCGTCGCCTCACGGAATTGTTGCTCCAAAGCTTGTCGGGCTTCGCCGTACTTGCCTTGCTTTTCCAGGTCTGCTTGTTCCGCCTTAGCTTTGAAATCCAGTAGCTCCTGAACATCAACGCCATCAGGCACAGCCTTTGCTTGAGCTTTTGCTTTTTTGTACTCATCCAGCAATTCAGCGTTTTTACGCCTCATTGATTCGAGTTCTGTTTTCAATTCGCTGGTGTCAACAGATTGCTCCACAGGAGCAGTTTGTTCTTCGGACATGAATTAGCCACAGGCTAAATTGCCTTTAAAGGTTATCAGCTCCATTTGGTTTCGTTAGCCCACCATGCTGGAAACATTTTTCCTCTCGCAATGTTTTTTGCGTGACGAGCTTTAAAAGACTTCCGTTTGTTTTTATCGGCTTGTGACTCGCCTTTGCGTGGGCGTTTAGTTTTGGCTCCTTGGGCTCCAAAACGGATCATCCTAATCTTGTCGCCTTGTTTAGCTAAGACGACATGACTGTTTTTTGGGTGATTAGGCGTCCGTTTGGGCTTGTTGTAACCACTGAACTCTTCACCTTGATACTTGATGCTCATCGCTTACTTGCGCTTTGGTGCCGCCTTCAATTGAGAACGACGTT